ATTATTTTCATCAATATAACACCACTCTCTTAGCTTATCTTCATTATTTTCCAAAGCCCATCTTATAATAGACGCTTCTCCGGTTTCTTCTTTCATTTCTTGAAGTTCATCAGCAATTTTAGCTTCATCAGGAATATTTTTGGTTATTCTATTCATTTCTTCAAAACTAATATTACCATATACTCTTAATACGTCTTTTAAAGCTCCTCGTCCTTTTATAGTATTAAAAGTTACCATTTGAGAAACTTTGTCGAAACCATATTTTTCTTTAATGTATTGGATAATAAATTCTCTTTTATTAATAGGAACGTCAACATCAATATCTGGCATGGAAATACGATCTGATGTATTTCTACCAGCATTATAAAATCTATCAAACAATAAATTATATTTTATTGGATCAATATTAGTAATTCCAATTAGATATGAAACTAAACAACCCGCCGCACTACCTCTACCCGGCCCCGGTAGCCAACCTTGTGATCTTACATAATTAACTATATCTTGTACTATTAGAAAATAACTACTAAGACCAGCACCTTGTAAAACTTCTAGTTCATATTTGATACGGTCTACATAGATAGGATGTTGATCTTTGGGAATAATATCAGCAATTTTTATTTTCCATCCTTTGCGACATAATTCTCTCAAATATTCAGCATCATCAAATCCTTTTGGACAATCGAAAGGAGGTAGTTTAGGTTTGCTTAAAATATCATAGTCTTCTACCAAATTAGCTACAAAATTAGTGTTACTAATCTCATCATCAGTGTGCCATTGTTTCATTTCTTCTTGAGAAGGAATATGATAATTATCCGAAGTAAAAAAACAACCTAACGGAACATCTTCATTATTACTAATTTTACGACTAATTTCAGGAAATGTGGTTTTTAAATTATTACATAAGAGGATGCGTTGATCAATAGCATCTTCCTTACGGCAATAGTGAGCATCTGGAGTACATATAACCTTAGTATTGGTTATTTTTCCTAGTTCACGAATGCTTTGTGTTAATATATTTTGTACTGGTAAATTAGTACTATCCATTAATTGGGCTTCTAAAAATACATTATTTTGAAATAAGTTTTTCAGATAAAGGATGTGCTGTTTTCCTATTTCAAGCCAATCATCTTTTAGAACACTACCATCTAGAATAGCGTCTGCTAATGTTGAACCCAAATGACCAGTTATGGCTATCAAATTACCATCATTAAGAGATCCTAAAGTTTTAAGATCTAGTCTTGGTTTATGATAATAAAATTCAGGATTATTAGATGCTGATACTATCTTAATTAAGTTTTTCCATCCTTTATAATTCTTAGCAAGAATAATAAAATGACTTAGATTTCTATTATCTTTTTCTTTAATAGATGGATCTTTTTCACAAATATATAATTCACATCCAAGAATAGGTTTAATACCAGCCTTTTTCATAGCACTATAAAATTTAACAGCACCGGCAATATTACCGTGATCTGTTAATGCACAAGCAGATGCCCCTATTTCTTGGCAACGCTCTGCTATTTGATGAGGCTGACTTAATCCATCCAACAAAGAAAGTGTAGAATGACAGTGTAGAGGAATGTAATTCATTCGGCGCTTCCAGGTGCTTTATACTTACCTACAGTATAACCAGGAACAGTGTATTGGTCAACTACATTGTCTATGCCTTTGACCTCTATTTCATGTTTAATCTGTTCACACTTGGTCATTGGAGCATCAATTTTGCACAACTGACCATCCCTATATTCTAAGATGGGTAGTGCATGGGTATTCTCAAATGTGGTTTTTCCAAAATGGCATAGTTTTGTGCATTTCCAACTTTTATTAAGTTGCGGTATTTGAGTGTTCTTTATGGTTTCAAATTTACGACGAATCATATCTTCTGTTTTAGGAAGATCAGAATGGTCATAACAAACACTAAAAGCTCCACCATCATTAATAAAGTTGATAGTAAAAATGATATGTTCTATATGAGGATACAATTGACTCACAGCATAATGATAAATTCTTAACTGAGGATCATTTTGCAATTTTGCTAGTGTTTTTTCTTCACCAGTTGCCCAATCTAATCTTCTTCCTGTTTTCCAATCCACAATCTCAATTGTGTTATCATTAACAGAGGTAATAAGGTCAATAGTGCCTTTAATAGCCAGTTTGCCCTCTAACATACCATCCTTAGTCTTATACCTATAATCTGCCCAAGGTTTATTTATTAGAATATCAAAGTGTTGTTCTGGTTGAAGTATGGTACGGTTCCTAGGATCAAACGATCCATTATACGCCGTAATAGCTTTATTGACCCAAAGACGACAATCTTTTAAATCTTTGAGTTCCCACTCATGGTGTTTAAACTGAGATGTATAATAAGAGTATACCTGTTCTATAATATGGTCAAGATCATAGTCTTTGATATTAATTTCTCCCATAATATCATCATTATAAAGTTTTTCATTATTTTGATTTCCTAATTGTATATAGGCCAATATTTCCAAAACCTTATGACATATTGTGCCTTTATCCGCTTTTTTATTAGAAGGAGAACGTATGCCTAAAACATATTCAAGAAAATATTGTTGTTCGCACATAGAGTGCGTACCATAAGAGCTGCTTCGTAAGTATGTAATTATAATGGTAGTATTCCTTTATTTTGTAGAAAAGATTTTATTATATTTTCTTTTTCCTCCAAAGATATATTTTCGTTATTTATAATCAAACTAAATCTAGACCAATCATATTTATCTGGATCAAGTGCTACTTCTGGCTTAGAAAAAGAATTAAAAGGATTTCTGGTAAGTCTTATTACAAATCCTCCATTATCTAATACAGCATCAACTTCATTTGGAAATCTGTTGTCTAAAACAATAGCTAAATCATATTCTTCTCTCTTAATTTTATTAATAGTAGCATCAACCCAAATTTTATTTTTTATTTTACGAAAGATTCCTGTTCCAACAACTTCCATTACTTCTCTGGCAGTCATGAACTCGTCTTGGTCATATCCAGGAATATCTTTCCACTTTATATCTGTTAAGCTATTTTTATCTTCATCACTACCATAGCATTGATCATATGTGAGTCCTAGTAGATTGATGCAGATATCTTGTTTGAGAGGATCAGCAAAACTATATAGCTTACAAGAGATAGGTAAAAAATTTTGTTTAATAAATTTTTCTATATATTCTCCTGCTGTGCTTTTGCCAGATTGTTTTCTTCCAGAAAAGGCTATGATCTTAGTCATTTGATACTTTCTATATATGTCTTAATTTCTGTATTGATTTCTTGACTATTCATTTCACCAACATCTGATTTGCTAATTTTAGGAATAAAAATACGATATGTATTTTGACATTTTTGTTTGATGGTTTCTGCTGCTTTACGACCAGCATCATCGTTATCTGTTAGAATCACAAGATTCATAGCTCCTGATGAGTCTAATAATATTTTTTGTCTATCGCTTAATGATGAACCAAACATGCCAACACTATTATGGATACCATTTTCTTCTAATCTCCAAACATTTCCCGGACTTTCTACAATAATTGCAATACTACTTTCTAAGATATGCTTTTTAGCAAACCAAAAGTTATACAAATAATTTTGACTTTTAAAATCTAGATTATGCTTCCATTTGCAATATTTCCATATTACATTTTGATCAGGACACTTTTCTGATGGACTATGATGACTTTTGCAAGATTGGCACTTTTCAAATATGCTGCGACCAGAACAACCAACCATATATCTATAGTCGTTGTCATAGATTGGAACAACTATTCTATTATGCATTTCTTTACCAGCCTTATCACACAATCCAACGTCATACTTTATTAAAACCTCTTTAGAGTATCCTCTATCAATATAGTATTGTGCTGGTATTTGTAAAGACTTAGTAATTTGTTGTCTTGTAATTAATGACTCGTTCGTTGATTGATTGTTGTTTAAATAATTTACAACATTTGTGAACTGTTTCTTTTCTCTTTCTGTTTTAGAAATTTTAATGCTACTTAAGTCTTTATTAATAAACTTTGTAGCAAAATCTACAGCTTCTTTAAAAGAACAGGTTGAATCTCCAGATTGTCTCCATCCATATTGCTGGTTAGATATAATACCACGAATAAATCCTATTACAGAACCTTTGAATACTTTTTCACATCCATGAGTTCTACACTTCCAATTACCTCTATAATGATCACCTTCTGGATATAAGTTTAATGCAGATTCATTGTCTCCACCATGAATGGGGCAGGACATGGTTATCATTTTATTGGTAAATTTATAATCTAAACCAAAAGTGTCCAATAAGGTTTCTATATTATCACAAACCTCATCACATACTATTTTCAGCTTAGCCTGATCATTCAAATGGGATTTGGTCTTCATCATTGTTGTCATCTACTATGAAACCCTCGCTTTTAGATTTAACATTGTTTAATATTTCTAGTCTTGTTCGTCCTTCTGTTATTTTGGCACACCAGCCCTTCATATAACAGTTAATATAATCATTATCATCTAGTCCTCCACCATGGCGACTAATAAGAGGAACTAATTTTCTATTACCATTATCTGGCCCATCTTCAGCAATCTCTTCATCACTCTTTCTTTTAAAGATGCTGAAATTACTACATAGCCAAATAATACGGTCTGATCCACTTGCTGAATCTGTGCTTTCTTTAGTTATGCCGTCCCTATTAAGCTGAATAAATGCCACGATAGGAACTTTATATCTAACAGCAAAATTATGTAGGCTGGTCATCATAAAACCTAATACCTGATATTCTTTTAAATCTTGGCTCATACCAGCACTATCCATAAGTTTTAAATAATCATAAAAGATTACGCAATCCTTGGCTGTTCCGTCATCATTTAATCCAACCTCTTTAACTAGCCATCGTCTCATAATTGCTAGCTGATCTTCAAAAGGTTTGCCAGCTATACTCTTATGATAAATCTTCATCTCTTTTAGATCTTTGGCTGCTTTATTTAGTTTATTTCTTTTGTCTGGAGAATCAGCAAACTTTCCAGTTTCGATATTATTAATTTCTATCTCACTCATCATAGCCAACAAACGATGTATGTGATCTTCCTTGTTCATTTCTGTATCCATATTTAGCACAGGAATACCCAGGCTGGCCACATGCTTACCCATATTATCGGATAATAATGTTTTACCAGTTTTGGGTCTGGCCCCAATAACATTAATTGTTCCTTTTCTTAAGCCACCACCAATTGCCTGATCGTATATTGGAAATCCTGTTGGTATACCAACTTGGTCAATTTTATTCTTTTCCAAATTCTCAATATAAGAATCTATATCTGTGCCGATTCGCTCTGGTCCAGTATCAGTATCATTTAATAATGATGTAAAATTAAAGATGCTATCTTCTGCTAAACCAATAATTGAAGAGATTGGCTCATTACCAGTAACCTCTAAAATTTTATCTTGTGTTTGTTCTAATTGCTTTCTTAAAAGCCTAGCAATTTCTAGTTTACGAATTTTAGCAGCAAATCTACGAACATTTTCTAGACTAACAGGAAAGTCCATGATAGCCCTTAAATGTTGTGTTTCTTCTTTTTTGGAAAGAATATGAGAAACACCAACTTCTTGAGCAATTGAATATATCGAAGCAATATCTATTTTAGATTGATTATTTTCACACAGTGTCTTTAAACACTTAAAAATAATACTATTGCTATCAATTGTAAATGATGTTTCTTGAATAATATCAGCTATATCAAGATAAGCTGCTTCACCATACTGACAAATACCAGCCAATACCGCTCTTTCTGCGGCAGGATCACACAAAATCATCAGCCTGCTCCCGTTGAACACTTGTTACATTTATATCTTTCTATAGACTCCACCAGCATTGGTGCAATCTTTTCTTTTTTTCCACAAATCCTACATTGAACATTGATAAAATCGAATGGTCTATTTCTTGCTGATGGTGGTGGTTTCTTAATTTTTTTATCTATTTCCACATCCTCTTTGCACATAGTAAATTCAGCCATACTATTAAATTTGTTTACGGCCTGCTTTTTCTTTTTTGTTTTTGGTGTGCTTTTTTTAGTTGATGATTTTGGTTTTGCATCAACATCATTGTCATCATCATCTTGTAATCCCTTTTGCAGAATAGCAATCAGGGCTTTAATATCATCTTTATCAAGACCCATGTTTCACCTTTGTTCTTTGTATAGATAACATAATATCAGAAAGATTCTTTACGCTGTTGGCTAGATATGATAGTCTATCAATACGTTGTTGGGCATATTTTTTAATCTTACTAAGTGTGCTAGCCTTATCATTATGTTTAATAGCTTGTAGTGATTTTTCTACATATCCGTAACCTTTGTAATTGTTCAGTTCGTCCGCTATTGTTTCCTTGATATTTTCTTCTGCCCAGTTATGTCTGGCTATTTCTCTGTTTAATGTACGTTGTAGGAAAAAGGCATACTGTCCTAGTCTATATGCGATTTGAGCACAATCTTCGGGATTTAATTTTTCAATACTATCTCTAGTCATTGTGAAATAATCATTCATTTCACTTTCAACAAAATTATGAACATCTGAGAAC